CATGTGAAATGTATTTTTTCGTTTCAGCCAATGCGGCGTCATAAATATCATACTGATGATCGGTGACAAGACAGTCGCAAAGACTGCGCCAAACAGCCCCATATGCAATGGAAAGATAAAGATATAATCAAGCAAAATATTTGAAAAACTGCCAATCAGCATAGCCGTCATTGACAGCTGCGGACTGCCGTCATTTCTCACGAAGCACAAGAATACGTCATTAAAAATAAACGCAGGCCGGGAATTGCCAGATTAAGTGCGGCAAGCCCTTTTGCCCCAAGTCCCGCCGACACAAAAAATGTATCTGCCAGAATATAGCAGGACACCCCCAGCGTCCCCAGTATACTAAGCGTTG